AGCATGAAGATGCCCTGCAGGCGGAATACGCACGCCGCTTTGCCGAGCAGGCGAAGGAGTTGCGCCAGCAGCAGGGCAAGGATACCGGCACGGTCAGGCTCGATGCCGATGGCTATGTCGTCATCGTCGACTTGCCCAAGAAGGTCGAGTACGACCAGGAGCGCCTGCGCCAGGCAATCGGCTTCCTGCTGAACTGGGGCGAGGACCCCGATGACTATGTTGTGACCGAGTACAAGGTGCCTGAAGGTCGCTTTGCTGCCTGGCCACCGAAGATCCGCGAGCTGTTCGAGCCGGCGCGTACCGTGCGCACCGGCAGGGCCGCCTTCAAGCTCGAAGCCGTCGCGGCGGAATCGCCAGCTGTCTTCTGCGAGGAGGCTTGAGATGGCCATTTCCCTCGCGCAACTGACCCGCGCCGCGCAGCCCAAGGCACCGAGCATTCTGATCCATGGCGTCGCCGGTGTCGGCAAGACCAGCTTTGCGGCCGATGCCCCGATGCCGGTGTTCCTGATGACCGAGGACGGTCTTGGCACCCTCGACGTTCCTCACTTTCCGCTGATGCGCAGCTTCGATGACGTGATCGGCGCTCTGGCCGCGCTCTATACCGAAGAGCACGCCTACCGCACGGTGGTGGTCGACAGCGTCGACTGGCTGGAGCCGCTGGTCTGGGCTCGCGCCTGCCGCGACAACGGCTGGAAGTCGATAGAGGACGCAGGCTACGGCAAGGGCTACGTCGCGGCGCTGGACCTGTGGCACCAGTACCTGGACGGATTGAATGCCCTGCGCGACGAGCGCGGCATGACCATCGTGCAGATCGCCCATACCGACATCAAGCGATTCGACAGCCCGGAGCACGATCCCTACGACCGCTACGTCATCAAGCTGCACACGCGGGCGGCCGCGCTCCTGCAGGAATACGCCGACGTCGTGCTGTTCGCCAACTACCGCATCAGCACCGTCAAGGCTGACGTCGGATTCAACAAGAAGGTGAACCGCGCCCTGGGCTCCGGCGAACGCGTGATCCACACCAGCGAACGCCCGGCTTTCCTCGCCAAGAACCGCTACGGCCTGCCCGACACCCTGCCGCTCGACTGGGCAGCGTTCACGCAGGCCATGCCGGAAAAGCTTCAACCCCAACTCAACAACACCAACCCCTGACCCCAACGGAGAACCCACACCATGGCCTCATTCGGACATACCTTTGATGCATCCACCGTCGAACCGACCACCGCCTACGAAGTCCTGCCGCCGGGCAAATACAATGTGCAGGTCGTTGCCAGCGAAATGCGCCCGACCAAGGACGGGCTCGGACAGTATCTGTTCCTCGAACTCGACATCCTCGAAGGCCAGCACGCCGGCCGCAAGCTGTTCGACCGTCTCAACCTGGTCAATGCCAACCAGGACACCGTGCAGATGGCGCAACGCAGCCTCTCGGCCCTATGTCGTGCGGCCGGCAAGATGCAGGTCAGCAACAGCGAGCAGCTGCACCTGATCCCGATTTTCATCGACGTGAAGGTGAAGCCGCCCAAGGGCCAGTACGGCGAGAGCAATTCGATCCGCTACCTGGCCGAGTCGACACCGCCGGCCGCGCAGCCCTTCGCCACACCGGCACGCACTGCTACCCAAGCTGCACTGGCTGCTCCTGCCAGCAGCGCCTCGTTGCCCTGGAAGCGTCAGGGCTGACGCGATGGTCGCCCAGGAACCCATGATGCTGCCGCTGCCCGACACCGTACAGGGTTGCCGGACCCGCCTGGTCGACCTCCAGGCGGAGATCGCATCCATCAAGACCCAGATCGCCACGGCCGACATCGAGCGCCAGGCCAGGCGTGGGGTAGTTGATGCCCACGCCTTCCATCGCGCCCGTACCGCGCTGCGGTTCAAGCAGCAGGAAATGGGGCGCGTGGCGGCACGGCTGGCCGAACTGTCCGGTCAGGCGCCGCGCGAGCGTTTCAAGGACACCTTGATTGGCGTGCTGCGCGAACAGATGGACGAGGCGACCTGGCAAAGCGCCATGGCCATCGCTCGCCAGCGTGAAGCGGAGGTGATCCATGGCTGAACTGCCTGCCGTCACCAGCCCGACCCGCGAAGCCATCTTTGCCGCCTACGAGGCGGATGCCGACGAGGGGTTCCGCCAGCATCTCGGCGCCTCGCTGATCGGCAGGGAGTGCGAGCGGGCGCTCTGGTACGACTTCCGCTGGACTTCCGTGGCGAACCATCCGGGGCGCTTGCTGCGCCTGTTCGAGACCGGGCAACTGGAGGAGGACCGGATCGTGCGCAACCTGCGCCGCATCGGGGCGACCGTACTGGAAGTGGATCCGGAGACTGGTCGCCAGTGGCGTGTCCAGGCTCACGGCGGTCACTTCGGCGGTTCCCTCGATGCCGTCGCGCTGAACCTGCTCGAAGCCAAGAAGACCTGGCATGTGCTGGAGTTCAAGACGCATGCGGCCAAGAGCTTCGTGGATCTCGTCGCCAAAGGCGTGCAAAAGGCCAAGCCGCAGCACTTTGCCCAGATGCAGATCTACATGCGCCTGACCGGCATGACGCGGGCCATGTACCTAGCCGTGAACAAGGACAACGACGACCTCTACGTCGAGCGCGTCGATGCGGATCACGAATATGCCGACCGGCTGCTGGCGAAGGCAGGACGCATCATCTTTGCCGCCAGGCCACCCGAACGCATCAGCGAAGACCCGGCCTGGTACCAGTGCCGGATGTGCAGTCATGCCGGCATCTGTCGTCATGAATCGGCGGCGGCAGTCAATTGCCGTACCTGCCTGGGCGCCACGCCCGTCGAAGGTGGCTGGCAGTGCGAACGCGAGGAACGGCCGCTTTCCGAAGCGGAGCAGCGCACTGGCTGCAAGCACCATCTCTACATCCCTGACCTCGTTCCCGGCGAACAAGTCGATGCCGGCGTCGACTGGGTCGAGTATCGCCTGCCGGATGGCCGGCTCTGGCGTGACCACGGCAGCAACAAGCTGGCGGGAGGGCTTCGCCATGGCTAACCGGCTCAACCTGATCGGACTGCGATTTGGGCGTCTCATCGTGCGCTGCGATAGCGGCCGGCGAACATCCTCTGGAGAAGTTGTCTGGGAATGTCAGTGCGATTGTGGAAGCACTCATTACGGATCAACCGGTAATTTGCGCGCCGGTTCGGTGCGTTCTTGCAAATGTCTTGCGCGGGAGATTTCTTCAATCCTGCGTCGCGCGACGAGTAAGCCGTCAATGGTCTGCAAGCATCCCGATTGTGATCAAACAATCGAGAAAGGCAGCAGAGGATATTGCGGAATGCACGCTCAGCGAATGCGGCGTTATGGGGATCCAGACTACATCACTCCTTTTGAAGTCTGGCGAAAAAACAATCGCGACGCACAACTACGTCGGTTTGTAACGGTTAAACCGAGCACCTATCGCAAGCTTTACGGACGGCATGAGCATCGTGTCGTTGCAGAGGCGCTTGCCGGTCGTCCGCTGAAGCCTGATGAGCACGTTCATCACCGCGATGAAAACAAGCACAACAACTTTCCGGAAAACCTGATGGTGCTCTCAGTCAAAGAACATCTGGCGCTTCATGCAACTCAACGCAGGAGAAGAACATGCTGATGCTCCGCCCGTACCAGGTAGCAGCCATTCAGGCCATATACGATTACTACGGCAAACATCATGGAAACGCCCTGATTGTCATTCCCACGGCTGGCGGCAAGTCGATGGTCATGGGGCGCTTCATCGAGGGTGTGCTGAAGGCATTCCCCGACCAGCGCATCCTGATCGTCACTCATGTGCGGGAACTGATCGAACAGAACCATGGCGAACTGACTGGCATCTGGCCGGAGGCGCCGGCCGGCATCTTCTCGGCCGGTTTGAAGAAACGTGACATCGCCGCCCGCATCCTGTTTGCCGGCATCCAGTCGATCCATCGCCGCGTCTATGACGTCCAGCAGTGCGACCTGGTGCTGATCGACGAGGCTCACCTGATCCCGCGTTCGTCGAACACCATGTACCGGCGCTTCCTCGACGGGCTCAAGCGCATCAACCCGCTGCTCAAGGTGATCGGCTTCACGGCGACGCCGTACCGCATGGACTCGGGCAGGCTCGAGGATGGCGACGATGCGATCTTCACCGACATCGCCTACGAGGTGTCGGTGCGCGATCTGATCGACCAGGGCTACCTGTCGCCGGTTGGGTCCAAGCAGATGGAAACGCAGCTGAATGTCGAGGGTGTCGGTACGCGCGGCGGC